ACAACTATCGGTAATTGGGAAACGATGAACAAGGCAATGGCTGTAATGTATCGACCTGTCATAAAGACGAAGAAAGAACAATACGAGATTGCCAAGTACACAGGAACAGAAGCATTAGAAGAAGCGATGAAGTTTGCACCTATGAGTGCTGTATTTGGCTCGATGCTTTTTTTTTGGAATTTAAGCAACGACTTATTGATGGCTACGATGGATTATTTAAAGGAGGAAGTAACGGAAATGACTATTCAGCAGAAGCACAATTTGGAAGCAAATGGGGATGGTATAATTCAATCTATACAATCGCTAAAGGAGACCTTACACGATTTGATGCAGTTACCGAGTTACCCGTTAGGCAATGCCTTACCTACTTGATGTACGAAAAAGAAAAGAACGATATTGAAATAGCACGATTAAAGAAATAGATGCAAGGTTTTTATAACATATTAGAAAGAATTAAATTACAACTTGAAGATGACCCTAACGTAAATACAGTTACTTATGGAGACATCTTTAAAATTGACTTAAATAAACAAACTATTTTTCCGTTGTGCCATTTGATGGTAAATGAAGCAACGATGGAGAATAACATTTGGCGATTTAATGTTTCAGTTATCGCTATGGACATTCTCGATGAGAGCAAAGATAACATCACTGATTGGTTTGTCGGAAACACGAATGAACAGGACATTCTTAATACACAACTTGCAGTATTAAATAGACTTTTTCAAGTATTAAAGACAGGAAGTTTATCTAAAGACCTTTACCAATTAGATGGCAATCCTACTTGTGAAAACTTCACAGAAAGATTTGAAAATAGTTTAGCAGGATGGACAGGTACATTTGATGTTCTTATTCCTAACACAATGACTTCTTGTGATGGATTAGTTCCTATACCTGATGATTGTTTGGCTGCACACTTTGTAATTAAAAACACGGATAATACAATAATTGAGCAAGGTTATATTGATAGTGGAGCAGAGGAAATAATCATACTACCTGATACAACATTTAACATATACGTTGATGAAGTACTACAGGAATCAATAGAAGTAGCAACTTTAAGCAACGAAACAATTAACATCGTATGGCAATAGATATTAACATAAATTCACAAATACTAACGTATGCTGATTTAGCATCTTTTCCTGCAACGGGTAGTGTAAAAACTATCTACATAGCAGAGGATTCTGATTTTAGTTATTATTGGGATGGTACGGGGTATGTACAACTATCGGGAGGTGGTGGTGGAAACCAAGACTTACAAAGTGTAACAGATAACGGAGCAACTACCACCAATTCATTAACAATAGATAGTGCAAATGCTTACTCTTTAATTGCACCAACTGAAATAGGTACGGAAGATAAAAATTCAGGGACTTATGCTTATTTAGGTTCAACAGGTGTTTTAGGACTTAAATCAGGAGGTTATGATAGTACACTTGATAATTTAGAAGTAAATATAAATGGAATAAATCTACAAATTCCTGACAAAGCATCTGCTGGAAATTATATTATTCAAACAACAGAGGAAAAAGGAAACGCAAATGGTTACGCTTCTTTAGATTCTGGAGGTAAGATTCCTGCATCTCAGTTACCTAATTCAGTAATGGAGTTTAAAGGTGCTTGGGATGCCTCAACAAATACACCAACTTTAGCGAATGGAACAGGCAATGCAGGAGATGTATATCGATGTTCAGTAGCAGGTAGTGTAAACTTTGGAGCAGGTGCTATAAGTTTTGGAGTTGGTGATTGGGTGATGTACAATGGTAGCATTTGGCAACATTCTCCAGCTACGGATGCAGTAACTTCAGTAAATGGATTAACGGGAGCAGTTACTTTAACTATTCCTGCTGCACAGATTCAATCAGATTGGACACAAGCCAACACAAGTGCTTTAGACTACATAAAAAATAAACCTTCGCAATTAACTGCATTAGGTTATTACGCACAATATCAAGATGACGCAACACAGACTGTTGCTACAATAAACACAGGTTATCCAATGAAGTTCAGAACTATGGACTTATCAAACGAGGTAACAGTAGTAAGTGATTCAAGAATAACGTTTGCAAATGGTGGTGTTTATAACTTACAATTCAGTAGTCAGTTTCAAAATACTGATACACAATTAAACGATGTAACTATTTGGTTAAGGAAGAACGGAACAGATGTAGCAGGTTCATCAGGATATTGTTCGATACCAAATAAACACGGAGGAGTAAATGGTCATTCAATTGTTTCTTGGAATTACTTACTTGAATTAAATTCGGGAGATTATTACGAGTTAGTTTGGAGTGCATCAAGTACACAGGTCACAATGGAGTACTACGCAGCAGGAAATCCTCCTCCATCAACTGCAAGTGCAATTTTTACTGTTACACAACAAGCAGGGGTAATGGCTGAAACACAATTAGACAGATTACACTCATTTGCTTCTCCTTATGACTATAATGGTCACGCATCACAAGGAAGTTCAGAGAGTGCAGCAGTATGGACAATAACAAGATTAACATTAGCAAGTGATGGAACAACAACAAAAGGAGTTGCTACAGGTGCTTGGACAAATAGAGCAAGTTTAACATATATTTAAAAAATGGCAAGTTATTTATATTCAGGAACAACAGGAGGAAATTGGAGTACATCAGCCAATTGGACTAATATGTCTACAAACACAACTGGTACAGTTCCAACATCAGCAGATGATGCTTATTTGCATAATAAAACAGTTATAATAGATTCAGGAGTAACGGTAAACGTTAATAAAATTAGTAATAGAGCAACAACAGGTTTTACTGTCAATGCAAATGCAGGAGGTACAGCACAAATCACAATTACAAATACTTACTCACCAACAGTAACAGTGGGTGCAGGTGGAATTGAGTCGAGCCAGTTAACAACAGCAGGTAATACAATAACAATTTTAGGTTCACCAACATCACAAGCAACTGAAACAAAAATATTATGTACAGGAGATATTACAGGTGGCTTTTCATCTGCTGCAACATCTCACGGTATATATATCAACTGCACTAATTCAAAAATATATATAACTGCCGATGAAATTTTGAGTGGTATTACTGCAAATACTGCTTATGCAATACATATTCCATCTGCAGCAACAGGAAACACTATTTATGTAAATTGTACTAAAATTACAGGTGGTACGGCAGCAGCAATAAACAACAATACAACATCAGGAATAGTAATATATAAAGCAACAACAATTGAGGGTGGTAACAGTATTGCAGGTATTCAGCAACAAAATGAAAACAATGCATCAAGTCAATATGTAGGTTATACTTGGAATTTTACCACAGCAACACCTACAGCATCACCAATAACCGATATTACTGCAAGTACGACATCCCCAGCAATTCAATCTTACACAGGTACAGCACCATATATAAATAAAACACAATTTATCATTAACGCAACGAATATCAATGGTAATTCAAATGGAATGGATGCCTTAATGTTATTTAAAGCATTGTTATCTGTTACTAATATTTATTATTACGATACGCCTACTACTTTTAAAAATTACAGAGACCAAACACCATCGGCAACAACAGTAACCGAAGCAAGTATTTGGGCATACGCAACAAGGGAGTTGACATCTGCAAAAAACATAACAACAGATGACACAGAGATAAATTCAACAGCCATAAAAACTGCAACAGATAGAATCCCTACAAATCCTGCAAGTGTTCAAAGTACAGGTGACCAAATCGCAACAATTAACTAATGTTAGAGCATTTAAAAGACGAATTAAATACGTTTAGAAAGCGAGTTATACAACAAGCGAAGTCTAACCTTACCAAAACAGGAAAGAACGCATCAAAACGCTTGTATAATAGTTTAGATTCAGACTTAAAAGGTAGTCCTAATTCTTTTCAGTTGGACTTTATGATGGCTGACTATGGAGAGTTCGTTGATAAAGGTGTAAGTGGTGTAGAAAAGAAATATAATACGCCATATAAATATACTTCAAAGATGCCACCTGCAAGAAAGTTAGATAAATGGATAGTAAGAAGAGGACTTGCACCAAGAGATAAGAGTGGTAAATTAATGAGTAGAAAATCACTTCAATTTGCAATAGCGAAAAGTATCTATAAGAAAGGGTTTAAACCAAGTTTATTTTTTACTAAACCATTCGAAAACGAGTATAAGAAATTGTCAAATGATTTAATTGATGCCTACGGATTAGATATGAGTGAATTCCTACAATACACACTAACAAATTATAAGAAATGAGTAAACCTATCATATTAGCGAGAAGTCCTTTTTTAGTAGAAGTTGATGAAGTATCATCTGATGGTAGCAAAATTGAGTTATTCATTTGGAATGGTAGTGGAAGTGCCCCTGTTTCTGCAAATTATGTATTAAGTAAGTTTGTTGCTTCTCCTACTAACTTCTTAATGAGATACGATATAAGTAATTACATCCGTGAGTACATAAAAAAGCCTGATACACAAGATGCAGTTGCTATGTTCTACACTAATAACTATTGTAATGTAAAGGTAAAACGTTATAATTTAGTTACAGGAACTTACACGTTATTAGATGAAACTGAATATTATGCAGTAGATGGCTATCATAAATCGGGTATTGGATTATATTTTTCTGATATTCCAGAATTAAATGGTACATCAATTTATTTAGGTGCTAATTTATCTAAAAATTACGTAAACAACTTTTGTGATTTTAATATATTTCCTGTAATAAATGGAAATGGGTGGTATATAGTTTACGGAGAACAAGGCAGTGAAGTTACACACACTTACACAATTGAAGGGGATGAACCACAAGAAGTCAATCTATCTTACACATACGATTACTTTCAGTTGTATAATCCTTCCGATGAATTAGTAGAGACGTATAATTTTGAAGCAAATGAATATTGCCAAGATACAACCACTTTATACTACGTTAATTCTAAAGGATTTCTGCAAACAACTTGTTTAAATGGTACTGTTAAATTGAACATAGAAACAAACGGAAGTGAATATCAACTTTACGAACAAAACTATATTAATGGTTACACTATTGATGCTGAAAAACAAGCATTGAATAAAAATGGAGTGCATAAATTTACCATAAACACGAATTGGAAGCCTGAAAGATGGAATGCTACACTACAAGAAATAATGTTATCGGAATGCTTATTTATATATCCTTCAATTTCTTTACAGCAGGAGTTTTATAATATGGAGATAGTGCCTGAAATGTATTTCGACCCTTTTCCTGTCAAATTAAACACGAATCAAACACAACTATTTAGACACATAAACGATAAACTAATCAATTACCAATTAGAGTTTGAATATTTAAAAGCACTTGTTTATACCAATATGTAATGAATAGAAAAGTACAGATATACATTCAGACAGATAAGATTGATGAAAACTTTTGTTCGTGTATAGTTATTACATTAGACGATGTTCCTTATCAAGCAGGTTCTATTTCATCAACAGAGGAAGGCTATAATATCTATGAATTCTATATAGGAGAATACCATTATTTTATTGTATATGAATTAGCAAATGGCCCAGCAGGATTAGACGATAATGCTTGGGTACTTTATAGAGATGCAATAGGTGACAGAGTAGAAGGTTATACATTCGATGTTGGAACAAATTGTCCTGTTTCTGATAATTGGATTTCGGAGATAAGAACATCTATTTTAACTGAAAGTTGCACAGTAAACAAACAATATTTTGAGAGATTAGATTTATTTGATGATGAGAAAATTGTTATTAATAGTTCAGTACAAAATGTATCAGATATATCAAGTGTTTTCAGCGATTACTCGCAGTCTTTTGTAGTTCCTGCTTCAACAAATAACAACCAAATTTTAGAACACTGGTATAATAGTGATGTAAACGCATTACAGGATAATCGTATCCGTAGAAAAGCACGAATAGAAATAGACCATATACCTTTCAAAACAGGAAACTTACAACTTGAAAAGGCAAACATCAAGAATAAGCGAATAGAATCTTATACACTACAATTCTTTGGTGATTTAGTAAGTTTAAAAGACACATTAGGCGAAGCAAGTTTAAACACATTAGACTTGTCTGAATATTCATTTGAGTATAATTTATCGAATGTATCGGATTTAGTTTCTTTAGACTTCGATAGTGCTATAAAATTCCCATTGATAACGAGTAAGAATCTATGGAGTTATGGCGATGGTGGTACTTATGATATAAATGACCCAGCTAAAGCATTTTATTTCACGGAATTATTTCCTGCTATTAAGGTAAAAGATTTATTTAATACTATTGAAAATCAATTTAATCTAACATTTACAAGTGATTTCTTATCTAATGACAGATTCACAAACTTGTTTTTATGGCTTAAGAATCAAGAAATAGGATTAAATGGTACTATTCCTACTATTAATTCTCAATTTGGTAGACAATTAGTATCTTTTGATTCTATAACAAATGGTGTAGTATTTGACATAACTAATAGTGTTGCTTATATGCAGTATTTCAACTATTACGATAGTGTAATATTGACATTTAATGTATCAGGCACTACAAACACGGATAATTATAAGATATACGTTTATAAAGACGATGTACTTATAAATACCATTGAAACATCTGGAGATGGTGAAAAGTATCATACAGATTTATTTGCGACAACATTTGGAAACTATAATGATTCAATAAATTCAAAGTACAAATTTTACGTTTCATCTGTTACTACAATATCATTTGATATAGATATACGTTTCAGATATACAAGTGGATTAAATGAGTATTTCTTTGATGCGTATAAACATATTGACTTAACAAGTTCAACACTTGACTTTGGTAAATATTTACCTGACATCAAAATCACGGATTTCATCAGTGGAATATTAAAGCAGTTCAATCTAACTTGTGTACCTACAAGTGATACTAATTACATTATTGAACCTTTGGATGCTTGGTATAGTGATGGAACTATTTACGATATTACAGAATACACAGATACTGAAAGCATAGACATTGAAAGAGTATCATTATTTAAAGCTATAAGATTTACACACCAACAAAGTGATTCATTTATTAACAGGCAATTCTTTGCTTTGAATAATTATGAGTATGGTGATTTAAGAGATACAAAAGATTTCGATGGTGGTGATTATAATATTGAACTTCCATTTGAAAACCTACTTTTCAGTAAATTAAATTACACTATTCCGACAAATGTACAGGTAGGATATTGTTTGAACCAAGAGTATAACGATTATGTGCCTAAGCCTATTTTACTATACAAATACACTTGGCAAGATACGGATGTGGATATAAATATTACAGATGGCACTTCTACTTTTAATTTAACATCTTATCAACCATTTGGTCAAGATGTAAGATATGGAAGTCAAGATATCAGTTTAAACTGGAGTACAGATAATTCAAGTCTATTAGAAAAGCAAATGGATTTCAATAGTTACTCACTTTATTATCAATCATACTTACTAAACTTATACAACAAGAAAAACAGGATAACTACCATAAAGACGAATCTACCACTATCAATACTTACAAGATTGAAACTAAATGATAGGTTAGTAATAAGAGATAAGAGATATATCATAAACGATTACCAAGCAGACCTAACAAGTGGAGATGTACAATTTAAGTTGCTAAATGACTTCAGATTTATTGACACACTTAATTGGCAGAATGACCCAGAAGAATACCCAAATATAGCAGGATGATAAGAAACATTTTAGATTTATTACAGTTAGATGAATTCTACGGAAAGACGGAGAACATCGAAATAGCAAAAGGAAAGTACCAACTTCCTATATCAGTAAAACACGCAATTAAACAAGGTAAAAGAAAAGCATTATGGCAGAAACAAGAACAATAAATCTAAATGTTGAAACAAACATAGATGAGTTAAGTGTTAAATTGAATGACGTTAACAACAAGTTAAATAAATTATTGACTGCTGAAAATAATGATGTAAAGGCAACAAATGAATTAATTAAACAAAAGAAACTTTTACAAAGTCAATTAAACGATTTAAATAAGGCAGTACAAACAAACACCAATAATCTACAAAATAATGTAAGTGGATTTAATGGTTTAGGTAATTCAATCAACCAAATATCAAGAGAACTTCCTGCATTCACAATGAACTTGAATACAGGGTTTATGGCAATTAGTAATAACTTGCCTATTCTATTTGATGAGATAAATAAAGTCAAACAAGCAAATGTTGAACTTGCTTCTACAGGTCAACCAACTGTTTCTGTATTTAAAACTTTAGCAAGTGCAGTTTTCTCTTGGGGAACTGCCTTGAGTTTAGGTGTAACATTATTGACTGTATATGGTGGTAAAATAGTTGAGTACTTTACTAAAGATAATGAGCAACGTAAAACAAATGTAGATTTAATTAAAAAGCAAAATGATGCAGTTGCTAAAGAATCTTCAGAATTTGTACAATTAATAGGTGCATTAAAAGAAACTAATAAAAATACTGAAGATAGAAGAAGATTAATAAATCAAATAAATGAACAATACGGAACTACTTTAAAAAATATATCTGATGAAAAGTTATTCCAAGAGCAATTAAATGCTGAATTAAAAACATATATTGAATATCAAACACAAAAATTCAAATATCAAGAATATGAAAAAGCAATACAAACAAATCTTGCTAAACAATCTCAAATAAGAAGAGAATTAAAAAAAGAACAAGATTTATTAAATATCACTGAAGCAAATTATAATAAAATAATGGCTACAGGTGGTGACTATATGGGTTTAGCCACAAAACAATATGAGAATCAAAAAGATGTAGTAAATAAATTAAAACAAGAATTAAAAGATGCTGAAGAAAGATTATCTAATTATAATAAAGCATCATTAAATTCATTAAATACAATTGATAAATTAACTAATGGTGGTACTAAATATGGCAAACAACTTGATGAGCAAAAAGATAAAATTGAAGAAATAAAAGATTTACAAAATGAAATATACGATGAAGAAATAAAACGTATTGAAGATAAAAATCAAAGAGAGCAAACACAAGCAATAGTTAATGCACAAAAACGCATTAAAGAGATACAAGATTCTAATGCTACAGAAAAACAAAAAGCAGAATTAATAAAATTAATTAATGAGAATCTAATATCTGATTTAGAAAAATTAGATGCAGAATATTATGAAAAAGATGTAGAAGCAAAAAAGAAAGCAAATCAATTAAAGATTGATGCTGAAAATGAATATTTATTAAAAATAGAAAACTTACAAGAAGAAAATTATCTTGCTTCATTAACACAAAAAGATAGAGATATTCAACTTGTAAATGATAAATATTTTGCTTTAGAACAAGCAGCAAAAGGAAATGCTGAACAAGAAAAAATAATTGCAGAAGCAAAACAACGTGAATTAGATAAAATTGATAAAGATGCAACAGATAAGCAAAATGAAAGAAGAAAAAGACAAATAGAAATATTTGCACAATTAACTGTTAATGGTATTAATTCAATTGCATCATTTTACGAAGAATATTCAAAAAATGATACTAAAAGACAACGTAATGCTTTTAAAATACGAAAAGCAGCAAGTTTAGCACAAGCGACAATAGATGGAACTAAAGCAGTATTATCAACTTATGCAGATACTCCAGGTGGGCCAATTATTAAAGGTATTGCAGCAAGTTTAGCAGGTGCATTTGCAGGATTACAAATAGCAACAATAGCAAGAACACAATTTGATGGTGGTAATAATAATTTAGAAACTCCTACACCACCTAATAATATTTCTCAATCTGTCACTCCACAATTTAACGTAGTAGGTGGAAATCAAACATCGCAATTATTACAAGGATTGTCTATGCAACCACTTAAAGCCTATGTTGTTGCAAGTGATATAACAACTGCTCAAATGTTAGAGCAGAAAGCAATTAAAACAAGTGTATTATAATTAAGTTATATAAGTATGTTACAAGAAGTAGAATTAACAATCGAAGATGCGAAAGATGGTGTTTTCGCTATTTCACTCGTAGAGAATCCAGCAATAGAAGAAGATTTTATTGCATTATCTTCTGAAAAGGTAGAACTAAAAGTTATCGATTCTGAAAGAAGAATAGTAGTAGGTTTTGCATTAGTTCCTGACAAGAGGATATATCGTGTTTTGAAAGGCAAAGAGTTTAATATATATTTCTCTGCTGATACAATACGTGAAGCACAGGAGTTGTATATGAAACAACTTAACCTACAAAATTTCACTTTAGAACACGAGAAAAACACGGATGGAGTATCAGTGATTGAAAGTTGGATAGTTGAGGATGCTAATAACGATAAATCAAACTTATACAACCTTAATCCTAAAGGTGGAGAGTGGGTAGTAATGAGTAAGATTGATAACGACAAAGTATGGCAACAAGTAAAAGACGGAACATATAAAGGTTACTCTATTGAAGCAATGTTTAGTGGACTTGAAAAGTTAGGACTATCAAAAGACGAAGAACTTTTAGAACAAATAAAGGAATTATTAAATCAAATATAATGGCTAAAAAAGTAAAATTAGAAGGGTTTGGCGAAGTGTTAGAACCACAATTAAAAGACTATTTAGAAGAGTCTAAAGGTCAAGGATTAGGAAGTTTAGTTACTGCTCAACAAGACGAGATAGTAAACGAAAATGAAACAAGAGAATTGTAAGTAAGTTAAATAAGTAAATAGTAATAGTATGAACAAGACAACAAAAATCTTAAACGAAGTGAAAACACTACTTGGGATGGAAGTAAAACTTGCTCAGATGAAACTACAAGATGGAGTAACTGTAATCGAAGCAGAAAGTTTTGAGGCAGGTTATTCAGTTGGAATAGTTACAGAAGAGGGTATAGTTCCTGCACCAGTTGGTGAACACATTTTGGAAGATGGTCGTGTATTAGTTATCGAGCAAGAAGGAGTAATTAAAGAAATCAAAGATGCTCAAACTGAACAGCCTGAACCTGAAATGGAAGTAGAAGTAGAAGCATCTGAGGAAGTATCAGAGCCTACTGCTAAAAAAATCATTGAGACAATTTCTAAAGAGAGTTTTTTCTCTGAGATTGAAGCATTGAAAAAAGAAAACTTAGAGTTGAAAGAGCAACTTGTAAAGTTGAGTGAGGTAAAAGAAGAAGTAGTAGTTGAAAGTAACGAACCTGCTGCTGAACCTATCGCTTTCAATCCTGAAAATAAAAAACCTGTACAACTTATGCAGTACGGAAAAAACAGACCAAGAAATATAATGGATTCTGTATTAAACAAAATAGTTAACAATTAATTTAAAAAAGTAAAAAAATGCCAGTATCAATTACTACTACTTACGCTGGAGAGTTTGCAGGTAAGTACATCGCAGCAGCATTATTGTCTGCACCAACAATCGAAAACGGAGGGGTAACAGTTATTCCTAACGTTAAATACAAACACGTAATCCAAAAGTTTGCAACTGACTCAATCGTTAAAGATGCAACTTGTGATTTCGATGCTTCAGGAACAGTTACATTAACTGAAAGAATCTTACAAACTGAAGATTTTCAAGTTAACTTAACTTTGTGTAAAAAGACTTTCCATTCAACTTGGCAGTCTATGGAGATGGGATATTCTTCATTCGACCAATTGCCTACATCATTCGCTGATTATTTAATCGCTTATGCTGCTGAAAAAGTTGCTGCATCAATGGAATCTACTATTTGGGTAGGTGTTAATGCAACAGCAGGAGAATTTAACGGAATCTCAACTGCAATTGCTTTGGATGCTGCTTTGCCTTCTGCACAAGAAGTAGCAGGTACAACAGTAACATCCTCGAATGTATTAGCTCAGCTCGGGTTGTTGGTCGATGCCGTGCCGTCACGTTTGTATGGAAAAGAAGGTTTGAGATTGTATGTTTCTCAAAACATCGCTAAGGCTTATGTAAGAGCATTAGGTGGCTTTGGTTCTTCAGGTCTTGGTGCTAATGGTATGAATGCTGAAGGTACAATGTGGTACGCTAACGGGGCATTGTCTTTCGATGGTATTCCTGTATTTATGGCTAACGGAATGGCTGCTAATACAGCAATCGCTACAACTGTAGATAACCTTTATTTTGGATGTTCTTTGCTTTCTGATTTATCGGAAGTTAAAGTTTTGGATATGTCTGATTTGGATGGTTCAAACAATGTACGAGTTATTATGAAATTCGCTGCTGGTGCTACTTACGGATGGGCTGAAGATATGGTTACTTACGGAATCACAAATTCTGCTAACTAATATTAACCTATTAATTATCGAGGGTGGTGGAATATCTGCCACCCTTTTTTTTATAAACATTAAATAATTTAAAAAATGGCTTGTGATATTTCAAAAGGTAGAGTTTTACCTTG